GGTGACTGGAGTTCAGACGTGTGCTCTTCCGATCTGATCGGAAGAGCACACGTCTGAACTGTGTCATATGCTCGAATGGGGATGACAACCCCGTTTCGTACCCCTGGAACTTATCATCCATCGACAACCCCTAGATCACCGTTCGGGATCATTTGCGAAGCAACCAGCGCCTCGACCGCGTTTGGAATCTTGGTCGCGATCGTCCCGGTGACAACCGCTTGTCGATTCTCATAGAGATGTCCAACCATCAAGAGGACCGCTGAAATCATCTCGTCACTCACCGCGCCGACGGTTGCGGGTCCGGCATCATATCGAATCCGAACACTGTCGGGTCTCGCATCTTTGACTGTCGGCCATAGTGCGACGGATGTGTTTGCGAGGAACAGGCGGGCGGGCATTGCCCCGTCATTCAAAGCGTAGACGCTCGGATCTACGGTTTGCTCAACAAGGTCATCGTCGAGATACTTGACGCTCGCGATCGAACGAACCGGGGATCTTGGTAGCATTAAACATCCCACGGAATATGGAAACCGTGGGACGCGAAGTTCGAGCGTTTGAGGGACGATCGCGGATCTTGCTTTCGTCTCGATTGCAATGATTGAGGCGACGATCAGTCTGTCAATCAAAGAATCCTCGTCATCGTGATCGACGCGGAGATGAACCTTCGCGTCCGCCGTAGTAATCACACCGGCGACGGTTCTTGATATGACATTGATTGACCACGGGATCAAAGGCATGAATCACCCCTCGCGAGTTTCGACATTGTTGGAATTATTTTCGTCGGATGTCTCGTTTGATTCGATGTCCACAACTTCAACATCCGAATCATCCTCGTCGGCGGTGTTGTCCGCTTCAAAGACTGGATCGTCGTCGGTCGGAGCGTCGTCGTCCTTGACAACGCTCGCGTCCTTGCTTTCATCGACGACTGAGTCGTGATAGAGATCGGCGTAGTCCGCGACATCAAAGTCGATCGGCAATGCTTGCTCGGATCGCACAAGGCGGACGGCGGTTTTCTCGTCAATACCCACAACATCACCCGCCGCGTGTGACCCGGTCTCGGATGATATCGCTGTGAGCATTTTGATTTTTAGTGTATCGGACATTGGAGTCTCCTCGTTCTTGTGTGTGTTCTTAGACAAAAACTTGAGCGGTGATTTCAACCGCTCAAGTCGATAGGTTTTAGATCAGGCTTGAGTCAATTTCTTCACGGCCGCCGTGTCGGTAAGGATCGACGACAAACGCTGGAACGCCACATAGCCATATTGGAACTTGGTCTTGAGCGAGTCCTCGACCCGCAACATGACCGGGTTCATCACATTCCGAACATAGAAATATGAGTAGTCCCCATAGAGCATCGTGACCGTCGCGGTCGCGGCTGTCGCTTGCATGTTCTGATTTACAACATAACGACTCCCAAGCAATGTCGAGACCATGCCGTCAACGAGCGACGGTTGCCACAATGGGCGACCGTCGGAGTCTTTGAGTTTTCGGATGAGTTTGAGAATCCCATCATGGAACATGAACTGTCCATTCGCACGATACGCCGGGTCAACCGAGTGCATGAGGTCAACGATCTCGTCATATGTGATCGCTGTCGCACCGGCTGTTGTAGCGCCGGCGGACGCACCGGTGACGATACCTTGAGGCTGTCCCAAACCTGTCCCGGTCGTGGTGTACTGGTTGATGATCCGACCGAGTCGTTGAGCGAGTCGGTTTCGCAAGAACGCCTCAATATCAACACCGGAATCCTGAACAAGAATCCGAGATGTGACAATCTGCTTTGAGGAGAACAAGTACGCGCCGAGGACTTTTTCAGCGAACACAACATTCTCGGACGCGGCCTCGATATTCTCGGCGAGCAACTCACCAACCTCCGCCGTCCCGTCCGATGTCGGGATAGGGATGTTGTTCCCGGTCGCGGTGTTGAGCATCGTGACGGGCGCGTTTTCAATCCAAGAGAACGCCTTTTGAGCGTCAACAACACTCCCCCAAAATCCCTCGGGGACGGTGAATCCGCCCGCCGAGTCAGTCCCGGCGGACTGCGCTCGTTGTTCCTCATTCTTCTGATAGAGGATTGACGAGTCATCGTCGGAGAGACGGCGTTCGTCATACCTCATCGCGTTCCAAAACGCGTCGTCATATCTTTTCTCCTCATCGGAGATCTGGTTGTCGTCGGTTGAACGAGTCGTCCCAGCGATGTCGGTGAGATGAACCTTGTTGATGTCCGATGTGTCGGAGAGATTAAGTTGAGTCCGGATCGAGTCGATGTCCTTTTGACACTCGACCGCCGTGTTCTGAAACTCGCGAACCTCGCCCCGTTCATTGTCGGTCAAACTACGGCCAACATCGCCGCTCTCGGTTTTCTCATCCATCGCGCGAGCGAAAATGAGATCAGCGCCGTCTTTTGCTTCTGCCCGTCGCGATTCGAGTTTATCGAGGCGACCCGTCAAATCTAAAGTCAAAGTGTTGTTTGGCATCATTGCCTCCTATGTTTGTGACTTCTTTGTCACGAATCGACCGGATCGCCCGGCCTATGAGAGTTGAACTTGTTTACGCCACAAGTCCATGTCTTGTCGTTCGGAATCAGAGAGACCGGTCGTCTCTCTTGATTCGTTGGTTTCTTTGCCTTTGCTTTCCTCTGCCAGTTTAGCACGAATATCGACGAGAGTTGATTCCATCGCTCGCGATTCGGTGTCGATGATGGTTTGAGGATACGCTGGCCATGCGACCGGGGAGATCTCTCGGAGTGTTCCTTCGATCACTTCTCGGATCTCAATCTCCTCATCTTTGTTGTATGTCCACTGATCTATTGTTGCGCGGAATGTGAATGACATTCCTGTGATATCGCCGCGTTCAATCGAAACAATAAGGTCGCGAGCGTATGTTGTTTCCGGCATCTCGATTTCAAAATACAACCCGTCGCGTCGGTCATCGAGAACAAGTGTTCCGGCTGTTTGCCTGCCAATCACCATGTCCGTCGAATGGTGGGCAAGTGCGCGAATGTCATCATTCCCAGAACCAATAGACCCAGTAAACGCGCCATGTCTGATTTTTTCTTTGAAACCGAATATCTCATTCGACAACTGGTCATAGGCAATCGCCCGCCCGGTGAGGAATGTTTTTCCGCCTTCTTCTCTGAGTTCAACTTTTCCGCTAAACTGACGGGTTTCGATTCGATCGGTCTGTTTTGTTGCAACGCTCATCGGTATTCTCCTGTTTTTATCATACCCCACCAACTTAATCTTTGCCGCCGTCGGTCCCATCACCAACGCCCGGAGCGTTTTCTTTCGGTGTTTCCGCTTGATTCACAATCTTCTCGACATGTTTATCGGCTTGTGTCTCGTCTGGAATCGGCATGGTATTCACCGGGACACGAGGTCTTGCACCCATTCCGTCCGCGAGCGGGTTCATTCGTTCAAGGTTTCTCGCCTCGTCTGCGGACATTGCACCCATCATCGCCATGTTCTTATATCCCTCTGTTCTCGATTTGTAATCTCCTCGGAGGACTCCACTGAGATCAAGATGAACACTAAACCGACTTTGTTCGGATGGATGGATGAGTTTCCGGGTGAACTCTTGTTGTACTTGGATGACCCACGGTTGTAGTGAGTCAGTCACCGCGTCGATGTTCTGTTGTTCGATATTGTTGAATGATGATTTTTCCAGCGACCCAATCTTGTGCGGAGGGACGCGATACATTCTCGCGACCTCCTCGATCTGGAATCGTCGCGTCATCAAGAGTTGAACATCCTCGGCGGTCATCGACCACGGGTTGAACTTCGCTCCCTCCTCAAGAATGAGCGGAGTGTTTGAGATCGAACCCGGATCGGATCGGAGTCGGTCCAGCATCCGGTCGAGTGATTCTTTAAATCGCTCATACGCAACATCACCCATCGCCGTCGGAACCTCAACGATCCCCGCCGGCTTTGCTCCGCCGGCGTATAGATGCCCGTTGTAGTTCTCGCCCGCGATCGTGATCCCGAGTGTCCGCGCCGCGTTGCGAACCGGCGAGATTCCTTTGAGCTGTCCGGGCATACACAACGACCGGATATGGATGATGTCGTTGGGTGCAAAACGGAAACCTTGTTTCCCAGAATACGGGAACTCATAAACGAGATTCTTTGGGAAAATCGGATGGTCATTCAAGTATCGAACATTGAATGTTCTCGCGTCCATTATGCGGAGATTCGTCGGGATGCGGTTCTTTGTTTTCTCAACAATAGCCACGCCGTTCCCGTGTAGGTTTGCCGACGCGAGGAGTGTTTGTGTACAAGTGTATTCGGGATATTCTTGACATGGAGATCTCAAGAACTCCGCGACCGGGTGGTCGTGATGTTTGATCGACTCGTTGTCCGACACCCGCTCGATGACGGTCGTCGGCAACATCGCGATCGTGTCCGACAAGTATCGAACCGCCGCCCATACTGACATGATATTGAGCGCGGTTCGTTCACTCACTGAGATTTGAAACGAGTTCGCCCCACCCTCAATGAGACCGAGTTGTCTCAAAATCTCCCGACTCTGTTCTGTTGAACTAACTGACCGCTCCTCGACTTTGATCGGCGATCGCTCGCCGACACCCGGCGACATGATTGATCGAAGTCCGGACGCGAGTTTCGTTTTTTCAATTAGGTTCAACATCGCCGAGGACTCCTCTTGTCTCATATACACTCTTTGTCGGTTCTCTCACTAGCATAGCACGAGACAACGCCATGATGAGCGAAACAATCCCATCAATCCGCTCGGGTGATTTCTTCTTTGACGGCTTGATGAGACCACCCTCCGCCTCGTCGACGACGACATTCCCACTCATCCAATCCATCACCGGATGCCCGTGATGCCTGATTTGATGAGATAACACCGCCCGGATGAACGCCTTTGACGGTCCGTTCATCGTCGTCACGCCTTGCCGCATTTGTAGAACATTGAACCCATTTGATTCGAGATTCATAATCATCTCCGCCGCGTTCCAAGGATCGGCCGCGATTTCTTTGACATCCACAACCTCCGCCCAACGCCGAATCTCTTTCCTCATCGCCGCCGGATTGACCGCCGCCCCCGCCGTTTTGACAATGTGACCCTCTTTGATCCATCGCGGGTATGGGACTTTATCTTTCCTTGCTCGGATATCCGCCGACTCTGCCGGCAACCAGAACCGAGACACGACATCGAACACCCGACCATCGCCGATGACATCGCCGAGACCGATCTCCGCGCCGTCATCATCGTCGAACATCTCGGAGACTTCCCTCAACCGATCGAGCGTCCGGACATCGTCCTCATTGTTCATGTCTGCATCACGAGGGAACACACCGACGAGCGCCGTGATATCTTGTGTGCTGGACAAGTCGATCGCGAGATATCCCGCTCGGCCTCTCATCGCTTCAATGTCGATCCCCAACTCGCCTCGGCACGCATCCCACGACAACGACGGAATCCATCGAACCGCCGACCCGACCCACTGGTTGAGATAGTACCGGCGAAACGCTGGCTCATAAGACGGTTGTTCGATCGCTTTGCGACATTCTTTTTGAAGGAACTTAATCGAGATCGACACGCCGAGGTTCGGGTTCGCCTTCGCCCACACCGCTGGGTCTTGAAAATCGTCCGCCTCGTTTGCGAAAAACATACACGGATACATCGAGAGGTCGTGTGACTCTCCCGACAAGACCCGTTTCGCGTGTTCACATTGTTCGTGACAAAGCGAGTTTCGATTGACACCCGCCGTTGTCGTGATGACGATCAACGGTTGTTCGCGAGAACCCGTCCCGGTCACGATGACATCGAACAACCGACGGTCCGGGTGTTCATGCAACTCGTCGATCACCGCGCCGTGAACATTCATCCCATCTTTATTTTTGACATCACCCGACAACGGTCGCATCACCGAGATCGACTCCTCGTGAATGATCGCCGTCCGAGTTGGTTTCAAGTTGCTCGCGAGGAACTCGGATTTCTTGACGATGTTCGATGCGACATCAAACGAGAGCCTCGCTTGTTCTTTGTCACACGCCGCAAAGTAGACCTCCGCGCCGAGTTCGTTGTCCGCGCACATCAAGTACAAAGCGATCGCCGAGGCGATCAGAGATTTCCCGTTCTTGCGGGGGAGGAACAAGAATAAAGTTGAGTATCGTCTCAACCCGGTCGAGACATCAATCCAACCAAAGACCTCTCGGATCATTGTCTTTTGCCACGGCTCCAGCTTGAACAACCGTCCCGCCTTTTTCCCTTTGATGTGGCGGACATAGTTTTCGATAAACCGGACCGGTCGATTCGCTTTCGACGCGTCGAACATGAACATCCGTGTGTCACCAAACACCGGGTCCTCTTTGATTTCGATCGGGACAAAGTTTTCTCGCGTGATCTTGACTGTGATATTGTCAGTTGTCCACGGGAGACCGGGTTCGCGTCGTGTTGGATTCCATGCGACCATTGATCATGCGCCTTGAGTTAAAAGAAACGGGCCGTCATCATCATAGTTCTCGTCGATCGCCGGCGGAGTTGAATCCGGTTCGACATCGTCTTGAGGAGTTTTCGGAGGACGGTTCCCTCCCCATGTCGTGACGCGGGTCCGG